CCTTAGCCAACTGAGCAGAAATAGCAGTATGATTAAAATCATCATATCCCTCTGCTACTGTCATAATGTTGTCGTCGCCATAAGTCATAATTGAAACTTTAGAGTTGAAAGGTGGTACTTTCCACCATCTCTTCTCCTTCGCAATAGCATACCAGCAATAACGCAAGTAAAGAGAATTAACAAAACTGTTAATAACAACTGTCAAAGGATGTCCAGATGGGTTTGATCCCATAAACTGAACTAAAGTCCCAAAATAATCATAAGTCGGATAAGAAATCTCAGTGGCAATACCACGCATAATGGTAAGATCTTCCTCATCATAATTTCCACTCTTTTCCGCTAACTTAATCAAAAGTTTAAAAGCAGCCAACATAAATTGGGGGCTCATGCGTCCATCAAAATTAGCGAAATCGCCAGCGATGGCACGCTCCCAACCATGCTTACCAATATGCTCAAATAATTCTGTCCATTCAGGTGATTGAACAATAGTACCAACAGCACATTCGGTAGCAATTTTGTTGCGCTGCACCAAAGCAGCGAGTGAAAGAAAATACTTACGAACAAGCATTACGAAGGGCATGTTTGCCGCAGCAAATACACGCACCTTATCTTTCGTGAGTTTTGTGGGTTCATCCTTTAATGAAGCCTTGAAAATAGTATTAATGGATTGACCAGCTAAAAGCTTGGCTTCCATTTTCTTAATTTCTTCAAGGATCATAGGATCCACATCACGAGGGCACGAAATTCCCTCAACGTGGCGGTCTGATTTTTCGACAAACTGTGTCTTGGGTCCCTTCCCAGGGAAACCAACCGATGTTGAAAAATTCATTGGATTAATACCCAACACTCCATCTAGTCCAGCAAGGTTAACATCATCACTGATCTTACCCACTTTGGCTAGCTCCGATGGAGGAATTGCCTCAAGACTAAGACTATAATCGATAACAGCCTTGTTAAGCAATTCGGAATCAAATTCAGTGGCAGTATCAACTTTACCACTGATATCTAATTCCTTGTGGCGCATAGCGCCCATCTCCTTAGGTTTACCATGCTTCTTCTCAATATCCATAACGTCCTTAACGGCAACTGAGATAAGAGAAGTAACTACAGCACTCTTTGGAGTGGAACGAGCGGAACCATTGTGTCCTCCAATCACTTCGATTTTGGCATCAAGTTCCAAATCGTTAGTGATACATTTATCATGAGGAGCAGTCAATGGTCCAAAATTAATGTCCATGCTCTCTGTCTCCATTGGAGAAGCAGAATGAGAAACCAAAACGC